TAATCGCCGGGCGGCACACCGCGCTCCCGCCGATGGAAAGCGTCGCCTTGCCCTGTCCCGTCGCCGCCGTATAGGCCAGATCATGCGCATACGGGCGCGGAACCAGAAAAATCACCTCCACCTTTGCGAAACCGAAGACAAATTCCGGCGTGCTGATGGATTTAACGATTCCGTCATACGCCACGCCCGGCCAATGCGTCGGCTCAATCTCGCCCGTATCTTGCCCGGAAGCCATCGCCCAGGCGGCCAACAGCCCCCGGATTCGCCAGCCTTCCTCCCGCCTGCGCGCGGCGATATTGACGTTCACCTTGTATTCGCCCTGCACGACGGCATACCCAACGGCGGTTTCGCCATCTCTGCCCGCGATGGTATACACATCCCGGTCGGGCATTCCCGGCGGATATTCCTTTTCGATGGACAGCGCCGGATGCACGCCGCACAGATCCATGCCGCAAAATCTCAAGTGTTTTTCGCCTCCTTACGCATTGTTTCGGGCGGCGGCCGTCCCCTGAAGCGTGTCGATATGCGGAAAAACCGCTTTCGCCATCGCTTTTCCATCCACGTTCACGCTGACGGCGAGGGACTGCGCGCCAACCTTGTCCGCGCCCTTGGTCGAGCCGCCGGATGGCGTCGGCAGATCATACAGGCCGCGGGTGAACGGGCTGCCGATGGCCACCGTCGGGCTGAAAACCATGCTGTTGAGCTGGCCGAGCACCGCCGCAACGTTGTTCACCGTCGTCTGCGCCGCCGCCAAGGCCACGCTTTCCTTTTCAGTGATGCCGTTGCCAATGCCCGTGCTCAGATTTTCTCCAACCGTCTTCGCATCGCCCGCCGCAGTGTCACCCCCGGTTTCAAGGCTGTCGCCCACACCGTCCAGCGCGGCCTGCGCCGCCTCGGCGCTTTGCTTGAGCAACTCCTGCTTTTGCTGGATCAGTTCCTGTGCCAGTTGTCCATTGCCCGACGCATACGCTGCGAGAATTTGCTCTTCCAGCAAAATCATCTGATCCTGCAAGCCCGACGTCGCCTCGTTAATAGCCGCTTGTTCCTCGTCACTAAAATTCAGGAATGTGAGCACATGCTTATCAAAATATTGCAGGCCTGCGACCGCCCCATCCTTGAGCGCCACGTTCAGCGATTTAATCAGCTCCGTAAACGTGGAAATTCCCGATGTCGTCAGCGGTTCAAGCGTTTCGGCCAAATCAGCCCATGCTTCTTTCAGATAATTGCTTGCAGTCCGCGCTTTAATAATCTGCTTATTGTTCTGTTCAAAGTTTTTCTTCGTTTCAACCAGTCCGTTGGCGGTCAGATAAGCCAGCGCAACTTGCAGCTTGCCCGTCGGCGTTTCCGCATTCTTCATGGCTTCGTTAAATTCATTGACGTCGTAACCCATGGATTCAATGACCTTTGCGAATTGCCCCGTCGCTTCGCCCTTGCTGATGGTCTCCTGAATACTCTGCGCAAGGCCGTCGAACGTCGTGCCGTCGTATTTAAGGCACGCACCGACGATATTATCAATCGCCGTCGTGATCTCGTCCGTATTCCAGCCCGTTTCAGTCAGAGCCTTCACGCCTGCCATTGCGCTTTCCAGATCGCCGGTGATGCCTGCAACCTCGTTCACCTGCTCCTGTGCCCATTCGTAATCAAAGCCATTATCCTCAACGGTTTGCTTAAATTTGGCAACGGTCATTCGATAGTCGCGGGTGCTTTCAACCAAGCTGCTTGCGCTCTGGTATACCCCCTGCGCCATATTCCACGCCGACCCGGCGGCCGTGACGAACGACGAACTTTTGATCTCTTCAAGGCTCTGCTTCATCTGCGCGGCCATGCTTTCAAGGCTTTCCTTGGCCTGATCCGCGCCGTCGCCGATGCCGTCCTCCAACTGGCGACCCACGCGCACGCTGTCGCGCCCCAGATCCTGCGCCTCGCGATCGGTCGCATCCAATTCGCGGCGCATCTTTTCCAGCGTTGCCTTGGCGCTGTTGAGCTTGATTTGGTAATCGTCGGTCGCCTTGGCCGTCTCGCCGTATTTCTCGCCCGCGTCCTTCACCGCGCCCTCAAGGCTTTTGACAATCTCCTCCTGCTGGGCAATTTCACTCCGGAGGGTTTGGCTCTTGGCCGTCAAAAACGCCTGCTTATCGCCGTTGGTTTCAAACTCGGCAGAGGCGAGCTTCAGCTCGCTGCCCAGCACGCGCAGACCGCGCTGCGCCTCGCTGAGCGCCTTTTTATACTCGTTTTCACCGTCAAGCGCCAGCGTTGTGCGAATTTCTCTCTTGACAGCCATTTAATCCTCCCATTCGCCCGTGTGCGTGCGCCGAATCCCGTGTTGATCGTCGTCATACGCCCGCCGCGCCAAATACAAATCCATAATGAAACCCGGCGCCATGCGCTCGGCTTCCGGCCAGTTTACGCCGGCAATCAGCGCGTAGGACGCACAGCGCCGGGCAGTCAGGCTCGCGCTTCTTTTTTTTTGAGTTTTTCGGCCACCACGTCGATATCCTCGTCGTCGTCCTCCGCCATTTCGCGCTTCATGCCCGCCACAAACGCGCGGGACGCCTGCCGATTGGCCTGCGCCAGCGCCTTCGGGCTGAGGTTCTTTGTGAGGTATTCCTCCGTCGGGGCTTCTCCGCCGCAATAGCGCGCGCCCGCGCGGGCGAAAATGGCCAGACAGGCGATTCGCGCCTTCACCGTCTTATCCGCTTCCATCTGGTCAAGGCCGCCGAATCGCTCGTCGATTTCCATCCACGCGCCCAAATCAAACCGAACCGGGAATGTCCGCTTGCCGACCTGAATCTCGATCACGCTTCAATCCCCGCTTTCTTGTCGATCCATGCGCGCGCTTCGCTCTCCCCGGCAAACGTCCTGCGTTCGCGGAAACGAACCTGCAGCGCCGGGTTGTTCTTTACGCCCATGATGCTGCCCTCCAGCGTCGGGGTCTGCCACTCGATGCTCTGCCCCTTTGTCTTGGCGCTTTCCGTGCCGAGGCCGAAGATCGCCTTATGCACCCAGTAGGCGATATAGCTTGTCTTGTTATCCTTGCGCCGCACGCGGATATAGCCCGTGCCGACATAGGGCGCGCTTTCGCCTGTCTCGTGGTAGGTTTCTTCACCCGCCTCGCCTTCCTTCACGTCGCCCAGCAACATCACGCGCGCCTCGTCGCTCGCGTCGTCCACGCCGAGCTTGATCGTGCCACCGGTGATGGAGTTATCCTCCTCCTTGACGCGATCATCCGCATAGAGCGGGTTGCTGTTGCGCGTATAGCTGATCTCGGCGGTCATCATGCCGCCGACGACCTGCCCTTTGCCGTAGATGATGGGCTGTCCGTCCGTCTCCTGCTGAATCGGCGCGGCGACGGCATACAAAAGGCCGACAAATGCCATGCTTTATCCTCCCTTCAAATGTCTATCCCAAATATCCTCGAAGACCTGCTGCACCGTTGGAAGCGCCTTCTGCTCGGCTTCTTCAATCCAATGCGAACCCCGGATGCGGCTCGTTCCATAGTGCAGCAGATATGCCTTTTCGGCGTTACGCACAGGCTTCTTCTTGTGATCCTGCCCGCGCGGGTAAACGTCAATCTTCCGCACGCCGTCCGCGTCGCTTTTTGGCGCTTTATCCGCCTTGATGGATTCGATCATGTCGCCGCTGTCATGATAGCCGTGCGCTTCCGCCGTCTCCTGCCACGCCCGTTTGACTTCTTCCGCCCCAGCCAGCAGCATTTCATCGGCGGTTTCTCCTGCGGCTTCGCCCATCCACGCCATTTCTTCGGCAATGCTGTCGATGCCGTCCGTCGAAAACTGCGCCATGTCACATCCCGTCGCAGGTGAAGCTGATGTGAAGAAAGCCCGTGTCCTGCTCGTAGTCGATCTCCATCGCGTAAGCCACGCCGGGCGCATCATCCAGCACGGCGCGGATGTTGGCGGTTATCGGGTCATCCTGCATCCGGGTGAACCGATCAATGACGAAACGCCAGCCGTCGGCATAGCGATTATCGACAAGCAGATTCATCGGCCACAGGGGCTGCCATGTGGTGTAATCCTCCCCGGTGCTGTCGCTCTCGTAGGCGCAAGCGCCCGGATCGGCCGCAAGCACCAGCTCGCGAATATCCGCAAGGGTCATGCGGCCGTCACCTCCTCCAGCGTCAAATCCGTAATGTCCTCGCCGCTCTCCTCGTCCGTGCCGTGATACGCGCGGGCAATGGTATACACGCGACCGCCAAGATGCGCCGTGTCGCCCTGCCGAATTTCGCGGCATTGGGCGATGCGGATGCGCGCGTCCGCTTTCTGCGCAAGCCGCCGCTCCGTCTGCCAGACGGGCGAGGTTTCAAAGCTCAGTTCGGCATACCAACTGCGAAAGCGCAGGGTCTCCGTCCAAATCGGCTTTTCGCCCTTCGGCGCCATGTTGCTGCGGGCAAAAATCTCCGCAATGCCTCTGTCCAGAATCAATCCGCCAGCCACCTTTCCCGCCGGTCAAGGCGCAGCCAGTCCGGCATATCGCCCGGCTTATCACGGTTCTGGTATTGCCAGACGGTGTAATCCACGAGGAGCATCATATCGTCCGCGCTTTCGGTCAGGTGAATCCCCGTCCTTTTCAGCTTGGCCGCCGCGCCCTCGATGCGCTTTTTGAAGTACGCATCCAGCGCCGTGTCGCCCGGCGGGCGGTTGAGGCGGGCTTTCACCAACCCCAGCACCATCTCCATATCCACGCTTACTCCTTCGCGGTGCCCTTGTTCGCCTTATCCTCGGTAAAGGTCACCGCGTCGGCGGTCGGCGTTGCGCCGCTCAGGCCGATGACCACAAATCCCTCCGCAATCACGGGCATACC